TCTGTTGTAGCGCATCAAACTGAGCAGATGTGGAACGAATTTTTACAAAGGAGAGCTGGTCTTGACCATGAGCCGATCTCAAATGAAACAGCAAGTATCTACCCCCCCCGGTAAAACGCCGAAGGGGCTTGTATACTACAAGAAGGGTGGCGCTGTTTCTGCTAAGTCTAAGGGCAGTAAAATCTGTCCTTCTGGAAAGGCTTGGGCCAAGCGCACCTTTGACACATACCCCTCCGCTTACGCAAACATGGCGGCATCTAAGTACTGCAAAGATCCTAACTATGCTAAAGGCTCCAAGAGCAAGAAGAAGAAAGCGTAATGGGTGAGTTAAAGAAATGGCGAGATCAAAAATGGGTGCGAATAGGTACGGATGGTAGTATCAAGGGTGAGTGCGGAACTTCTAAGAATAAAAAGAACCCTGACCGATGCTTACCTTTGGCTAAAGCACGTTCTCTTTCTAAAGGTGATCGATCTGCGACTGCTAAGAAAAAGAAGGCGGCTGGCAAAAAAGGAAAAACCGTTGTTAGCAATACTAAAAAGGCTAAGGTCAAAGGAGTGAAGCGATGAAAGACTTGAGCGGTGACGGCAAGATCACACAGAAAGACATAATGATTGGACGAGGCGTTATTAAAAAAAGGAACGGTGGAATGATTAAATCTAAAGGCATGGCCGGCGGCGGCAAAGTCAAATCTAAAGGCATGGCCGGCGGCGGCAAGGTCAAAGCCAAGGGCATGGCCGGCGGCGGCAAGGTCAAAGCCAAGGGCATGGCGATGGGTGGCCGAGTTAAGTCTAAAGGCATGGCGATGGGCGGTAAGGTTAAATCTAAAGGCATGGCAATGGGTGGTAAGGTCCAAGGCTATAGAAATGGTGGCGTAGTAATGGTTAAGACAAACCAGAAACCACATATGAGTTAAGCCCATGACAGTATCAGGAACCAGAGACTTTAACATCGATGTTGGTGAGGTTATCGAAGAGGCATATGAACGCTGCGGGATAGAAGTCCGCACTGGTTATGATGCTCGTACCGCTCGTAGATCTTTAAACCTTATGTTTGCTGATTGGGCAAACAGGGGCATAAACATGTGGACTGTTAAGTCGGAAACGGTAAATCTAACGAAAGGGACTAGCGCCATACCGTTGGCCGCGGATGTTGTGGATGTCTTGGAGATTGTGTTGCGCCGCGATGGAACAGACTTTGAGATCACAAGGATTAGCCGTGGAGAGTATGTCACTCTGCCCGACAAGACTACTCAAGGCCGGCCTAGCCAGTATTACTTTGATCGCCAGATTACGCCTATTTTAAACCTTTGGGCTACACCTGAGAACTCCACTGATCAACTGGTTTACCATTACGTTCGCCGCATTGATGATGTAAATACGCTGGTTAACACTACGGATATGCCGTTTAGGTTCTACCCTTGTATGGTGGCTGGCTTGGCGTATTACATCGCAATGAAAAGAGCCCCAGATCGTATTCAAATGCTAAAGACGGTATACGAGGAAGAGTTCCAACGAGCCTCAGATGAAGACGAGGCGCGAGTTCCCTTAAAGCTACAGCCCAGCTTCCAATACTTGAGGGTCTAGCATGGCATATGCTTCGGACAAGAACGCCTATGGAATATCAGATCGATCCGGTTTTCGGTATCGTTTGAAAGACATGCGCGTTGAGTGGACCGGCGCTAAGGTGGGTAAGGATGAATTTGAGCCCAAGCATCCGCAGCTTTTTCCTCCTCGCGTTGGTCCCGATCCTCAAGCATTAAAAAACCCACGGCCTGAGTCTAATCTAGAAGATCAAAGAAACTTTCAATATGGATGGAACCCTGTTGGCGGAATTGGAGATGGGGTCTTAACGCCCAACTCTTTTGTCCTTAGAGGCGAAGTGAGTACAGTTACTATTACCATAGGCGCTAGTCAGGAAGACGTTGCTAACGTTTCAGGTGTGTATAGTTCAAGTAATGTGGGCACGGTAACAGTTGTAGTGTCAGGTGTTGCCGTTTCAGGTATAGCAGGTACTGGCGCGGTAGGTTCTGTCACCGTACCCGCCTCTTCCGCACCAAGGTTTGACAGTACGTCTATTACGTTAGACTCAACAACAGATACTTTTGACGAGGGATAAGACATGACCAAACAGACGGTAGGTATAGGAAGCAGTGCAAATGATGGCAATGGAGACACTCTACGCTCTGGTGCCACTAAGATAAATGCAAACTTCACTGAGATATATGCAGCGGTTGGTAATGGCTCTACACTCACAGATATAATAGACAGTAACGGTCTTATAAACGTAAGTTCTGGAGCAAATAAGATTGTTTTTTACTACGCTAATTTAAGCGACTTACCTAGTGCTGGGTCATATCATGGCGCAGTGGCGCATGTTCACGCGACAGGTGGATTATATTTTGGGCACGCCGCCGCGTGGATTAGATTAAACGACGAGACAACTGGTCCAGTAACTAAATATACTGCTGGTGTAAACGGATCAACTGCTTATACATTTACAGGACCTGGAGCTACCTCTGGGAACAACCCAAACTTTACTTTCTACAAAGGTCACACGTACCTTTTAAATAACGCGGCTAATGTAAGTGCCCATCCTTTGAAGATACGAGTATCGGCAGGGGGCTCTAATTTTACAACAGGGGTTACTGAGAATTATAATTCCACTACAGGGTTAACACAGTTCATTGTTCCGCATGAACCCTCTGACTCTTCTTTAGTCTACCAATGCACCAACCACAGTGGTATGGTGGGAAACATAACAATAGTGTGATGTCATGAGCTTTACTTATACGACTTTAAAGACAGCAATCAAAGACTACACTGAGAACGATGAAACTGGTTTTCTTCGCAACCTTCCTTTGTTCATAGAACTGACGGAAGAAAGAATATTAAAAAACGTGCAACTTACTACGTTTCAACAAAACTCTTCTGGGACGTTAAGTAAAGATAACCAGTTTTTAGAAACCCCGTCTGACTTCATGGCGCCTTTTTCGTTGAGTACAATAGTTAATAACGAAAAAGTTTTCCTGTTGTTTAAAGACTTAGACTATGTACAAACATATACTCCGAACCCTGCAACTACGGGCGTTCCTATTTATTATGCACAATTTGATGATGCCAATTTTATTATTGGTCCAACGCCAGATTCTAATTACTCGGTGGAGTTGGCTTATTTTTATCGCCCGAAAAGTTTGACCAAAAGCGAGATAACGCTGACCATGGTTAGACCTGCTGGGGGTGCCGGGTTCACTCTTGGAGAAACAGTAACGGGATCAAGCAGCGGACAAACGTCTATTGTTACATCCGTCACATCTGTTTCTTTACTTGCAGTTCGAGTTCCCATCGGGTCGTTCACTGTTGGAGAAACAGTGACGGGATCAAGCAGCGGAGCATCAGGGGTTATTACGGCCATCAGCCCAGACACCACCACCACTTGGCTTAGTGACGATGGGAGAATGACATTGTTGTACGGATGTTTGTCTGAAGCGTACACATATATGAAGGGCGATGCTGATATGATGACCTTGTATGAAGGTCGTTTTAGAGAGGGATTGTCTAGACTTAAAAACCTGGGGGAAGGGCAAGAGATTGCTGATGAATATCGTTATGGACCGATTAGGAAAGCTAGAACATGAACATGCCATTTGAAATGTCTGTTGGTAGTGTTGAAGTTACGACAACCAATAACCGCGGGTTTACACCTGAAGAGGTTGCTAAACTTTGCGCGGATCGTCTAATGCTAGTAGCAGACGATGCCCCTCCCGCAATAAAAGATCAAGCCTTGGCGTACAAGGAACAGATGCAGGCTGTAATCGCCGTCTACATGAAACAGGCTATCCAAAGTGATAGAACTACTGTATATAATGCAATCAAAGATGCTGGTCATGAAAAGCTAGCCGAATATATAAGGAAAATGTAAATGGCTTTTAATGGCAACTTTATGTGTACTTCTTTCAAAACAGAACTCTTGAAGGGTGTTCACAATTTCACGGGGGCATCTAACATCTTTAAGTTAGCTATGTATACCAACAGCGCAAGTTTTAACGCGGCTACCACTGCGTATACCTCGGGTAATGAGGTTAGCGGGACAAACTACACTGCTAAAGGCAATGCGGTAACTACCGTAACACCTACAAACTCTGGTACAACAGCGTTTTTAGACATGAACAATGTTGTGTTTTCCAACGTGAGTATCTCGGCTGTGCGCGGAGCGTTGATTTACAATGAAGCAGCAACAGGTGATCCAACCGTTTGTGTGTTAGACTTTGGTTCAGACAAAGCCGCAAGTGCCGGTGACTTTACTGTAGTTATGCCAACGGCAAACGCGAGTAACGCTATTATTCGTATCGCCTAAACAAAGGATATACTATGGGGTATCCTTGGGGTGCAGGTGGCTGGGGCGTTCTTCCTTTCGGCAGCTTATCGGTCACTGTCCTCATAGAAAATGGGTACTGGGGGTCCGGTGCTTGGGGTGAAAATGGCTGGGGTTCTGGTCAAACTGTACCTAACGGAACTACATCAGTAGGTTCTGTAAATATATCTGTATCTAAACAGGTAAGTACCGCAGGGCTTGCCGCTACAGGTTCGGTAGGCAGTGTTACTACTACAGGAGTAGCTAATGTTTCCGTAACGGGTGTTAGTGGTACTTCAGCCCTTGCTACTATTGTAGTTGATTCAGATGGAAATATATCTGCGCTAGGTTTAAATTCTACCGGCGCTATCGGCACTGTATCCATAGTATCTGTAAGCGTTATTCCTGTAACGGGCGTAGCTGGGACGAGCGCAGTAGGCGCTCCGTTCGCAAGGGTTGGTATAAACGCTAACCCTACGGGTGTGTCTAGCACTGGTGCGGTTGGTGCCACCACAGTTAATTTATCTGCAAATATACCTGTGACAGGCGTGGCTGGTACTGGCGCGATAGGGGCGGTGGCTACACCGATCTACGGGGTTCTTGGTACAGGTAATGTAGGCACTGTTAGTGTCAATCAAGCATTTGCTGTGACAGGTCTGGCAGGTACAGGCGCGGTAGGCACTGTAACAATTGACTTTGGGTTTTCTGTAACAGGGGTAACAGGCACCGGCGCGGTAGGCACTGTTAGTGTTAATCAAGCATTTGCTGTGACAGGTCTGTCTGCTACCGGAGTAATAGGGAGTACGTTTGTCTGGAGTAAAATAGTGCCTGATAGCAACCCAAATTGGATACCTATTTTTGCTTAACATGCACTATCCCCAAAAAAGATTGCGTCTTAACGGCAAGCGCGGTATAAATTTAACAACTCATCTAGTTTAGGAAACTCACATGGCTAGTACATATGGAAACGATCTTCGGTTAGAAGAGATTGGTGACGGCGAACAGTCTGGTACATGGGGCGCTACAACCAATACAAACCTAGAACTAATATCAGAAGCCCTCAGTTTTGGGACTGAAGGCATTACCACTAACGCTGATACACACACCACTACAATTGCAGATGGAGCATCCGATCCCGGACGTTCTCTGTATTTAAAGTATACAGGAACGCTAGACAGCGCCTGTACTATTACAATCGCGCCTAATTCTATTAGTAAGACATGGTACATTGAAAACGGCACAAGTGGCTCTCAAAGCATTATTATTTCGCAAGGCTCTGGGGCTAACGTAACAATTAAAACGGGTCAAACCAAGATCGTGTACTCTGATGGCGCAGGTTCTAGCGCAGCTATGGCCGAGATTGGCACTTTGGGTGTTGCTAACTTAGCTGTAGATACTAACGCGACCGTTGGTGGCAATGCTACAATAACAGGAAATATTGATGTTGACGGCGTAACTAATCTTGACGCGGTAGATATTGATGGCGCAGTACAGCTAGACTCTACTCTCACCGTTGGAGCCAACGACCAAGGTTATGACGTTACACTGTACGGAGATACTGCGGCTAGAAATGCTACGTGGGACAGCAGCGCCGATAGTTTAATATTTACGGATAATACCAAAGCTGTCTTTGGAACAGGTAGCGATGCGTCGGTATCTTTCGACGGCACTGATATGAAGGTTGGCGCTACCGCGGGGCATTTAGACTTATTTACTTCTGAAGTAGGGTCCTCGGTACGGATACTAGGCTCTGGAGAGTCGTTAGCTGAGTTTACCGATGATGGGGATGTAGACCTATTCCATAATGGTACTTTAAAAATGTCAACAACCGCGACAGGAATTTCAGTTGCGGGTTCTGTTGTAGATAACCTCACCAGAGGCTCTATAAAGGTTGGCAACAGTTCTGGCGTGTTTGCGCCTCTTTCTATTGGCGGAGCAAATACCCTGCTTCAGTCTAACGGGACAGACGCTGCGTGGGCTACTGTTTCTGGATCAGACAGTCGGCAAAATTATGTCGCTGACGGAAGCATCACAGCTAGACAAGCCGTATTTTTAAAAGCTGATGGAAAGGCTTCAGCAGCAGTATCCACTAAGTATACTACGAGAGCTAATGTTGGCAGCACAGGCGTAACACCCGCGATGAACCCGCCATCCAACAACGATGGTTATTCTTTCTCAACTAATGCTTATAGCACAGTGGATAATGTTCACGTGTCGATCTACTTGAAGGGTGGCTGGGCAAGCGGAGTAAATAACGCTGTATGTGTTGTTAGTCAAATAAACGCTGACGGAAGTATTACGTCTGGCTCAAATAACAACAACTTATTTGGATCAAGCACCTATCGCTCTCCATGTACTGTGGAGATGCAATATTCTTCCACTATTAATAAATTTATTATCTTGTATACATACAAGAGTAGCTCAACCAGCCACTATTTGCGAATGGCTATAGGTACACTTTCGGGCAATGCTGGCGCTGCAAACAAAACATTTACGCTTTCAAA